CGATTAGCCTCGATTTCCCCCAGAGTTTCTCCAATGAAATCCACTATGATACTAAATTGCCGTGACTTGCGGATGTGTCCCTGATATAGATCACCGCCAGAAGTCATCTTAGTTAATATTTGATTCCAATCGCCATGGCCTAAACCTGTAACCTGAACCAGTTGGCAATAGTCTTCTAAGTCAAGCAGCTCGCCACCAGTTTTACAATCTGCCGATCTAATTGAGGCGCTATTTCTTACTGCACCCTCCCAAGAGTATCCTTTACCTTCATAACCACTAATAAATGTGGTGGCTTTATTAGTTTGCTCGAATTGAACACCATCAACATAGAACGGTAAAGTGGAGCTGACCGAATCTCTGGTAACTTGCACTCCATAATTAGTTACAGTTTCAGTTGCTAATAAAGTAACCTCTATCCTTTGCCAGTAGCCTGTGGCAGTAAAGGTTTTTGTAGCTCTGGCAGTACCTGTTGAAGTGGCAATAACAATGCGCATCGGTTGCCCCGCCACGCCTTTTACATCACAGCTAAAGGTATATTTAAGACCATTTGTAACTTTCAAACCGCGATTGTAATAAGCGGTTCCAGCCGTTCCACTCACAGGCGTTACTTTCATAGAGTAGGCATTACGCCGTGTTTCATCACCAGTAAGCGAAATTGAGGCGTTAGTACCCGTCCAATAGGCTACGCCTTCAGGTGGGTCAAATCGTGGGTTCCAAATCTCGTTCCGCCCCGCTGATGGCTTTATAATCCAGAATTTCTTTTTTGTTAAGATAGGTGCGGTCATGCCCAAGCCTCCATAAGCTCAAATGCCGTCTTCACATCCGCTGGATTGCTGGATGTCGGCATTGTTAAATTGTATACATTCCCACTCTTATTTACACCTGCCCGAACGAGTGCGTCAGCTATTACCCTGCCTATATCGTCAGCATTTATGCTCTCTTTAGATGCACCACCAGCCAACGCTTTGCTCAACGCTCTCTCAGCATCTGCACGGCTCATAATGAACCCGTCCGCTGATGGAACGAACAGCTCTCCACGATAGCCGTATTCCTGCCAAGTGTATGGAGCGCCGCCTTGCACTGCGCCACCAACGGCTTGAGTGGTTGCGTAAGCTGGTATGTAAGCCACAGTGCCCCTTATAGTCGGAGGGTGATAATTTCTTACTTCAGTATCGTCAACCTTGAACACGATATTACCAGTCTTATCATCAATTTCAAGACTGTTAATATACTCAATTGCATCTCCATAAGCGGCTTTGGCAGCTTCAGCAGCTTCTTGCGATATGGAACCCATGTCAGCGGCTAACTGAAAATAAGCATCGGCTTCGGCTTGTGTCACCCCGCCAATTGCAATTGTTGACATCATCATGTCAAGTACAACCTGATTAGCAAGGTCTTGCATGGCAACTTTTAGTTCTTCAACCTTACCCTTTGCCTCTTCATACTTTTCCGAGCCAATCGGGTTTTCTGCCATGATTTGTTCTTGTACTGTAATTTCCGCTAAGATATCGGTAAAATTTTCTCCCAAACTTACCATATCTGAGAAATAACCCGTTAACGAAGTAACCTTAGAAATCTCCTCTTGTAATTTCGTCATGCGTTCGAGTTCAACATTATTGTTCTGAATTGCAGCCGTTGCTAAACGAGCCGCTTCCTCGCCTTCATAATTAGCAGCAGCCCATTTATCCGTTCCCTCAGCTGCTGCCTGCATAGATTTATTATAATCTTCAACTAATATGGTTATAGCTTCCATATTGTCAATCATAAATTTATAATCGCCTTGACCGCCACGCAACGCCGCATCATAAGCAGCTTGAAGTTCTGCGGTGATTATGCCTAAATTCTGAGCCTCTTCCCAGAGATCCCGGGTTCTTTTTACATCGGCTCTCTCATTGAATACAGCAGCCCAATATTCAGCCCACCAGCTTGTAGCATCAGCAATGTCGGATTTCACAAGGTCAAAATAATTCTTCTGCGCAGCCGACATCTGCTCCCATTTGCCAGCATTGTCAATAGTCAGGCCCCCCGTCTCTTCCAGCAAGCCTTTTGAACTTTCCAGCACGCCATTCAACAAAGCTTGCGTTTTTTCTTGTTTTGTAAGTTCCTCAGCTGTTTTTCCAAGAGCTTCAGCATAATCCTGATATTTTCCTTCCGCGTCAACCACAATGCCAAGATTATCCAAAATCATTGGCGAAGCCCTACCAATACCAGTTACAATATCGTTGAACGCCTGCGTGGTTGATATCCCCATTGCACGCCCGCGTAGAGCAGCAACTTCCATTAATTGAGCTAACTGTTCACTATCCGCGCTAACTCCCAACATCATAGCGCGTGAAGCTGCTTGCATAAGGTCAAAATCACTAACCATGCCGAGTGAAGCTTCTCGCAATGCGTCCATAATCTCAGACATATCAGCGTCAAGGGAACGTGCTAAACTGGCAGAAGCATCTTCCATTCGTTGGAATGCTGCACCTTCTTTAGCTGCATCCTGAACCTCTTTTATTGCTAATGCAACAGACGTGATAGCCGCTACCGCAGCTAAACTTACTTTCCACGCAGATGATATACCATCCCCAAAAGTCTTTAACCCACCTTCAGACTCTTTACCTGCTTTTCCTACGCCCTCAATATCTTTTTTGACTTTGGCAATTTCGCTGCTGGCTCTATTCAGTGCGGTAATTATTAATTGCAGATTAGCCATACTTTTCCCTCAACTCGTTAACTTCCATCACGATATTCCACACCTGCTCATGCTCACGCTTCCACTTTGCGGATTGACCCGGAATTTGCCCTTCGTTCTTATACATCTGGAACGCGCGGTATACATTGCCAACCTGCCTCAATTTGCGCATCAAACCAGCGGGCTGCTCCATTACACCACCTGAAAAAGGAAGCGCATGGTATTCATCGCAAGTCAAACTAAGCTCCAGCAAGCTTGGTATCGTGCCTTTGCCTTCTGCATAATCGGCAACCTGTATCAGGATAAAGGGTCAAGATTCATTGCCTCGCTAATCAGCTTTGCAATACAATCTGCCAGCCAAACGATGTGCGCAGGCTTCGCGTTGTCTACATCCTCAAGCGTCCATTTAGGCTCAACCATAAATCCGCACTTCACCGCCGCCCGCACGGAATCACCACGCCATACGGATAGAGGCTGCGTTTCCTTGCCTATCATTTCGCGGTGAAAGTCCTCAAGCATCTTCTGGTTGATTTCAAGCAGAACGCACTTGCCAAATTTCTTATGCTCAAATTCCATTTCTCTCCTGTATCTAATTTTTATGCTAATACTGCCGTCTCGGAAGCGGTCTCAATCTTTAGCCAGTTAGCCAAAGTCGGATTATACACACCATCCAATACCAAATCGTAGGTTACAACGCCATTGCGATTTTGGAAAAACTCGGGCGCTTGCATAGAATGACCAGCAAAGGTAATGGTCATCGAGCGCAATGAAGCCCCAGAACCTGTTGAATACTTGATTCGGACTTGCTTTTCCAGAATAGCAGATGAAGCGCCTAACATGGCAATCAGATAATCATCCGTTGTACCATTCAGCTCTAAGCTGAGCCTAAGCTGCCCGTTCCACTTCTGGTCATGGTAAGCAGTCGGAGTGCAGTTGCCCAGATAGCTCCGATATTCTCTGTTGGAATTGATCGATAATTCCCAGCTAAAAGCCGAGCTTGCTAAAGGTGTGAATGCGCTGCCAGTCCAAGTCTCAATAGCTACCGAAGCCATGCAGCCGCTCATTCTGGTAACAGCCGTCCTGTCCAATAACGATGCCAAAGTACCCGGAATAACCTTCCCAGCGATAATAGAACCGCCTACCTGAACACCGGTATTATCAGCACCGGAAAGTGTCAAGCTTGCTACCGATGCATCTTGCAGCTGGAATACACCATTAGCTTGTCCCCATTGAAGCGTCATAAAACGGGGAGTAATTGCGGACGTGGTTGGAGCTGCATAAGCGCGCACGTATGGACCTGTACCAGTTGGAGAAGCTGTGCCAAACAAAGCTTCGAGCCAATAGTTTACGTCCTCAAAGGTTTCATCACTTACCTCGAACGTAGCTGAACCAGAGTAATTATCCAGCGTTGTTTGGTGCGTTGGAGCAAGCGTTCCCCTTAGCTGTTCTAATGCACGCGTCTGGAACTCAGGACGCATCCTAAAACTGGATACATTCTGCAGCTTTACCGTTGCAGTTGCGTTTGCGGTACCAAATCCACTCTGCCACGCGGATTGTAAAACATTATGTGCATCAAGCATCTTTCACCTCTAACTTTTCTTTCTCATGAACATAAAGACCAGCTTTTAAAGCTGCCTCTTGAATTTCTTTAGGCAGCTTCGCCCATTCCTCAGCGCTCATATCCCGCGCCGGAACGCCTGCGAAGTAGCCACCGCCTTTGTAGATATATTTATCCACTTGCTACCTCCTTGATATTCAACTGGCAAAGCACGCCAGCGTAAAACCGCCCGCTTCCACGCGGCCATTCATACTCGCCCGGTGTCACTGATGCAGACTCCAAAGCGGTATTGGCATAAGGGCATCTGAACGTCCTTAGCATATCCACATATTTACCAGCATAATCGACAATCTCAGGCGCAAACTCCCTGAGTCCAATCCCCTGCTCACTTGCTTGCCAAAGCATGAGGTCGGTGATCTGCCAGTTTACCGTCAGCCCCGTGCCAATTGCGATAAAACTCAAATCCCGCCCTTCGCCCGGAGTTCCACCCACCGGAAGTAAAAGCCTGCACGGCAATTGCGACGTTGTGATATTCTCCGGCAGCTCATTCAGCCCATATACAGTCGGCGTCTTACCAGATGTTGTTGTAACCGTCTTGGCTTTAAGTGCGGTGTAAACATTTGTTATTACACTCATACCGCCGCCCTTCGCTTATACCGGTCAAGCAATTTCTGCACATCCGCAGGCAATCCGCTTGGCATGATAGTTACACCATCGCCAGTCACCATTGGTCGGTCAATATCAGCACTGGTATCCTTTTGCCGATACAGAAAAGCTGCAAGCCTTATGCAAGCGTGCGTGATATCAGCAGGAGCGGTTGCAGAATAGCCCCACGTGCCCGCAACGCTGATTTCGCTATCACCATTCGCAAAACTCCACGCTTGGTCTTCATTCAGCCTGATAATCCATTTCGGGTCGTCATTGCGCGGAAATAGCTTGTAGCTTCCAGCCGCAATCTCAACCCCGTCACCATTTGTCAGCTTGGTCACAGAGAGCAGGTCGTAACCCCATAAATACAAGTTCTGCCCGTCAATGTCGTCTATGGTGAAATACTTGGTTGCCGTTTCAGCCTCAAAATGCCTGCCGGTGTAAGCGTCAATTATACCTTCAGCTCGTGTGAGCAAGTCAGTAAGCAGAGGGTCGTCTTCGGTCGTGGCAACGCTTATACCTAAATAGTCTTTTAGATTAGTCAGGCTTGCGTAGCTCATTCGGCTTCCTCACCATTCTTGACTGTTTTAGTAGCCTTTACTTTTGGCTTATTGATTATCTTTACAGCAGGTTCATCATTAATCAGCGCGACATAACCAGCCCGCACAAAAGCGTCGACCGCTTCCTCTGGCAATTCACCTAATCCCGGTGCAAACTCGACAACTTTCTTGTCGATTTCAAACCTGAATGGCACTAAGATTTTGACGGTCTTCATATTACTTCCTTTCGGGGTCGGAGGGAGGGAATTAACCCTCCCTTTCTTATCCCCAACTAATTAGAGGATGATCGCCTCTTCTGCGGCGTCCTTCGGATATGTACCCGAACCCTCATATAAAACAGCTACTGCGCCACTGGTCACGCTTGCAGAACCATTCGCAGCCGTAGCCACAGCCTTTTGGAAAGGCTTTAATGGATTGACGGGAATGTCAATCGCATAAACCTTTTCTTTACCAGCTTCTAATATTTGCGTCAAAGCAGCACCAGTAACATCTGACGCATTTGACATTCCCGTTGCAGCAGCTTCTTGCACCTTATAATCCAGCTTCCCGCCTGAAGCTATAGCTCCAACGTTGATGATGTGACAGACGCGGTCGAAACCGCGGCAGTCAATCTCAGTTGCAGTAATGGCTCCAGCCGTTGCAACCGGTGCATAGGATTGGACAATTTTTGTTCTACCTAATAGGTTCATTGCTTACTCCTTATTCATTATGAAGTACCAAGTGTTAGATACTTCAAGGCAGCGGATTGTAATACGGCGCCGCCGAAGCGCTGTTTGACAAACAACCCAATTTGTCCATTTGCCTGATACAAATATGGGTTGCGGCTCAAAGTAACGCCCTGCCGTTCAGCGAATGCGTACATTGAGAAATCGCCAAACAAAACAGCTTTACCGCTTATCGTACCAACGGCATCCATATCAGGTGCAATATAAATGGGATAACCCAAAATATCGCCACCAGACGGGGTTGGAATGAACAGGAAGTTATCACCTGTCTTAGATAGGAGATGGAACTTTGTCAGTCCAGCCATCAGGAAGCCTGAGTTACTGTTGTGATATGGTGCAGCTACTGTACCCATAGTCTGGAATAATTCAGACGCCGTGATAGCATCTTTATCTGCAGTGACAATGCCAGAAGCAGTTGCGCCTGCAACAACGCCTTGCGGTTCGCTGCCACCAGTAGCGAGTGTAAGGTAGTAGTTTTCAGCAGCAGCCGAAGCGCGCGCCACGATGTTTGAAATATAAGCTTCCAAACCAACCGCGTCACCATCCATTAACTCTTCAGAGACTTTAATCATCTTGGTGAATTTATAAATGGTCAGCGCTACTTGCCCAAACAAAGGCTCATTTTCATTGTAAGCTGCCTCTTCATCTGTCACAATCAATTTAGTAGCAGCAGTCGCTTCAGTCGGAATCAGAATGCGATCACGGTTAGTTACAAAGCGTCTTACTGGCGCTTTACGTACCCACGAAAGCTCCTCACGTTGCTCTACAATCGTATTGTAGAAATCGTCAGGTACAGCATAACCGCCTTCATTGTCAGTTCCGCCTTCCCACGGGTTGGCTTTAATCCCCAACTCAATATCATTGCCCTTAAACCCGCGAGGATTATCACCTTGCGCCCAAGCCATAAGAGCTTTGATAAAGCTCGGCGATTCTTTTGCATTTTTAACTGTAGGCACACCCTTTACTTCACCGGGCGCTGCTTTCAGTTCGTCAATAATTGACTTTTTCAGGGATTCAAGTTCAGCCTTGATATCCACTTTAGGCTCTTCAGCCTTTAC